TGCCGCTGATTCAACATCCGTCAGTGAACGCTCACGTCGGCTCCACTTTGATGTAGAGTAGTCAGCAAAGCCACCTTTTGATGTCTTGGCAATACGGAAGTCGAGACCTTTCAGATAGTCTGTTGGCAACTCATCCAATTCCGGATCCATCAACGCTGAACGGATGATAGCATAGATCTGAGGTCCGATAATAAATCTACGGATAGGGTTGTCTGGAAGTTTATCTTCCTTGAGTGGATCTTCAACCACAAAGCCTTGGAAAATGTATGAACGCTTTTTCCAATATTTACGACCCATTTCTTCCAATGATTTATCTTTAAACCAACCACGCACTTCTGATAGGATTGGACATGCTGTGCCGTCGTTATACATTTCCACACAGGGAACTTGTACCTGCACTGCTCTGCTGTCTGTTTCACCTTTGATGCCAGCGAATGGCAATTTGATCATCGCACGTTCTACCCAGAAGAATGTGTTGTTAGGATTGCCATCAGGTAAGAAACGTACAACGGCTTCTTTGCCTTCTTGCATATTCCAGTGTGGGTAAATTGCGTTGTCTCCACCGCCAGTGGATTGTCCTGTGGACTTTGATTGTGCTTCTTGAAGTTTAGCACGGATTTCTGATAATGTTGCCATTTTAAATGCCTCCTTGTGTTATGCCTAAAATGTTTATATGCCTTATGCACATGTTTTATTATGCGCTTTTTATTTATCAAGGTCAACGATTATCTACGTATTTTTTGATTTATCTTACCAAAAGAAAAAGCGGGTCAGGCCCACTTTTTCTTATATGCTGCCATGGCTCGTTGCCTAGCTAGCCATAATCTAAATTTTACATACTCTGATAAGTCATCATCAACTACCTTACCAAAGTCTCGAGCCTTTAGATTACGACCAAATGTGACTTCATCATCAACAACGAAGTCACTATCGTCTAACCCGAAATTACTTCGCTGGAGTAGCGGCTTTTGCGTCTGCTTTAGCTGGCTCTTTCTTAGCAGGTTCACTTTTTGCAGGCGTTGCTGCCTTTGCAGGAGCAGATGCAGCTGGTTTAGCTTCTTCTTTCTTAGCAGGTGCAGCAGGTGCTTGTGCAAATGCTGATACTGCAAATGCTGATACAATGATTGCGATTACTGATTTCATTTTAAAGTTTCCTTTAGGTTGTTTTACGCAAAGAATATTCCCTACGTATATATATAACGCTTTAATAAGACTAAACGTTTACATAAAAGTTTGATTTCATTTCGCCAAAAAGAAAGGGCACCTAAGTGCCCAATCTAACTGCGACGAAACTTTTAATAGCCTGCTAATTCTCTAATGCGTGATAGTTCTTGAAGTTCTGGATTTTGATCGGTACTCTGCTGTGGTGCCATACGTTCTACAAATTTACGAGCAACTTGTTCTGCCTGTTCGCCAAACTTCTTGCCTACCATAATAGCAACACCTTCTGGGCCTTTGGGAAATGTGCCTGTGTCACGATCATAAAATGATGTGATAAACTCTGCTAACTCTTCGGTGTTTAATCTTTCTTTTCTCTTTTCAAAATCACGTTTGGGTTTGTCGTCTTTGTATTCTACATCTTTCATAGTTAACGGTGACTGGCCTGCTTTTTTTCTATCTACTGCTGGTCTTTCGTAGTCTCTTGGATTGTCGGGATCCACAGCTTCTCGCGGCAATGGCTCTTGTGCAGGCGCAACCGCTGCCGCTGGATCAACTGGTGCTGGTTCCGCTTCCGGAGCAGTTTGATCAACTCCCTGGGTCGCTTCCGGGTCATCTACCATATCGCCAAAATCCAACTGTTCTAGTGTTTCAGGTGCATTGAATTCCAACCAATCTTTGACCAATGGTCTTACACATGCATCTGGATCTTGTGCTGCCTGTTCTTTGATTCTTTTATACAATTCTGGATCTTCGATTAATCCTTTAAGACTTTCAATGGCGTTGGTTCCATCGACACCTGCTGGGAAGTGTTGTCCTACAAGTTCTTGTAGTCCCTGTAATGCTGCTGCCTGCTCTTCAGGATCTTCACTGGTTACCGCACTTTCTTCGCCTAGTGCCATTACCCAATTTTCAAATTGAGCAAATGGGTCATTGTCTTCTGTTTCAACTGTAAGGTCTTCGTTGTTGATTTCTTCTTGTGTCATAGCGACTATGTCGTCATAGCCTATAGTGCTTCCTTCTTTCATTAGTCTGTATAAGACCGGAAACACAGTTGCAATATCTTCTTTAAACGATCTGACTGTGAATTTTTGTTTAAAATCTTCTACCACGTCTTGAGGTATTTCCTCGTTGGGGTTTGCCTGGAATGATTCTCTGTAAGCCTCGTAGTGACTTTGTTTGCTCAATGCCTTGATCTGTTCTCTAAGATGATTTAGATATTCTGTGCTTCTTTCGACCACTGAGTTGGTTTCGGAATTCATTAGATCGTTACGGACCACATAGTTACCAAAACTTTTCAACTGTGCAATTTCTTCGCTCATTTGCGTAATACTTTTGCCTAGATCATCGTAAGGCAGGCCGCCATTGGCCACATGGCGCTGCATGGCTCTAGCACCAGCTAGATGAATAAATGGATATTTGAATCTTTCACCGTCTTGATTTTCTACAAACAAGGCACCGATATTTCTGGTTCTAGAACCTGGTTGTGTGTCATCCATCACTGCTTGATTATGTTTAATGATCAAACGTGTGTCCATTAATTTTTGATAGCTCATTGTTTTGCTACCATACATTGAGCTTTCGCTCATTATGTTTTCACTCATTGTGCTTTCTCCAACTGGTTTTTGTATCGTATTTGTCTGTGGTTTAGGTTGTGCGTTCTGACTAAGGAATTGATAATCTCGTTTGTCAAGATTGTCTTTGGCAATGTCTCTGGTGTCAAAACTCAATAATCTGCGTTTGGCAAATTGACGCAGTTCTTTTAAGAATCCGTACCAATTTGTTTTTTGTCCATCATCCATGCCTTCGGTAATTCCATTGGAAAAATACACTTTCATGGAGTTGGGTTCAGCAAGACTGATGCTGACATGCCCTATGGGATTCTGGCCTTCTGTGTAGTCAAAATCAAAGAATCTTGCCTGTTCCGGATTGATGGTTATCTCACCGGTTTCGGCACCTAATTTCAGCCCAGAGAAGCGGCTGCGTACTTTGTAGAATAAATCGGTGGCTATGTTGTTTGTTGCGTCCATAAGTATATTTATCAAAGACCCATACTGACAAAGATCGGCATAGGCATGGATTCATCGGTGATTTTTTCTGTCATTTTATCGTAGATCTGCGGATCCCAGTCCGCTAACACATCTGCCATGCGCATGATTAACAGTGTTGAACTGACTAAATCGTCATGTTCTCCACTCTTGGCTTTAAAACCCAGCCCTGAAGCAATATATGTTTTTAGCTCAGATATCAACGGTTTGCTGTTGATAGTCATCTTGTGATTTTCGATCATGTTTTTTAGTTGACTGCAAGCAGATATTTTACTTCTGTGCGTGGTATTAAATCCTTTACGGAACTTGCGTATGTGTCCTTTGCGGATGGGCTCACTAAGAAACAGTCCATGAAAGTTTTCTTCGCCTATATCGTTGATAACTATCAGAGCAGATTCACCTATTGTATTATTTTCAACACTGTAATACATGATAGGTGCACCGCCTCGTTCTTCGCCTCTGTCATGTATGTATTTTAGTATTTCTCTCAAGACTCTGACCTGTTGCTGCACAGGCGTGGTATTGTGATGCCACTCTGCTACTTGTATCATTTCAGGCATTTCGTAGACTTGGATGGCTCCGTAGTCACCACCTGTGCCTAGGCTGGGATCTAAAGCTATTAGATATGTGGCTTTGGGATTTATATCTTTATACCAACGAGTCTGCCCCATGTTCATCATAGGGTCTGAACCTGCAAGTTCAACCAACTTCACAGAGTTGATTAAAGTTTCGTCATAGATCAAGAACTCGCATTCAAACTCTCTACGGAACCGTTCTTCGCCAATCTTGGCACGTTCTAATCTAGCCCACTCGTCATCCCTGTCTGGATGTTCCTTCCAGTGTGCGAAGAAGGGGAAGAAACCGTTGACTCCTAGTTTAGTTTCATTGCCGAAGTCGTCAAACCGTTTGTTGGCTTCTAACCAAATCATAGCAAATTGATCTTCGTCACTGTTAGGAGTTGATGTGATAATAGCTTTACCGCCTGTGGCCAGCGTAGGTGATAATGCTGTCCAGAATTCTTTGGCTTTTTCCGGCGGCTGCACGAATGCAAACTCATCGCAATAGATTAGAGAAAGAGATTTACCACGACCTGTGTTTTCTGTGGTAGTAGTTGCTTGTATACGTGATCCGTTGTCGTATTCAATGGTGTTTCTGTTGTATGAATACACTCCAGCTCGAATAAAGTCGGGTAAATTTTCATAGGCGTATCTATAACGATCCATGATGTCTCGAGCACCTTCATACTTGTGTGCCGCTATCAATACCTGCACATCTGGCATAAACTGTGTATACCACAACAGGTATGCCACTGCACATGTAGTCTTACCCATCTGGCGCGGCAACATGGCTATGCATTCTTTGTTTGTGTGATATGCGTCAATCAACAATTCTTGAAACCCGTAGGGCTCAAATGGTATTGATCCTCTAGTAGGGTGTTGTATCTTGATAAAGTTTTTAGCAAAGTATAGCGGACCGGTTACTGGATCCATACAAGCTTCTAGATGCTTGACTTCGTCGAGATTATAGCGTATCTGTGCATGGGCTTTCTTAATTAGATTGCCGTCTAAGGATTTTGACATATGTTTATTTAATGAAAAAAATAGGCTCCGAAGAGCCTATTTGATTTATTAGTTTATATTAACTGTCTATGGTTTCTGCTGCATCAACAAGGGTTACGGCCACGTCTTTGTAAATGTCCGCAAGTGAGTCGGGCAACGTAACAGTCAAAGATTCTTGTATTTCAGCACCTTGACTGCCATCAAACACTCTCATGCTTTTAACGTGATTGGTTCTGCCAATGGCCTGACCAATTTGATAGCGTAGAGCTTTGGCTGTTGTATCAACTGTAATTGTACCGTCTGTGGTAGCTGTAAATTGGAATGGTGTTCCAATTTCTGCTCTTGTGCCGCCCAATACGCCGTCTGCTGTGCCTGCACCTGCTGCACCTGCACGATCATATCTCACTGTAAAAGTCACTGCTGTTGCCTGGTTGTCTGCCACCGTTGCACCAGCACTGGTAAACTGCACGTCTTGAATCTGTGCATCAGCATATTTTTGTAGATTTTCGATAATGGCTAAGAAACGTTGATGAGCTCTGGCTACACGACGACCAATGGCTAATGTAGTTGGTTTGGTTGTAAATGCACTGTGATCTTGTGGGCATACCGCTCCGTTATCGTTGCCATCTGCTGTAGGATATGTTCCTGCACCACCAGACAATGTGATTACCACTTGATAAAATTCTGGTCTTAGCGACTCAGTTGAAATTTTAAATCCTGACATTATTTTGCTCCTTTAGCTTCTGACAATCTTTGAAGCAGTTCTTCTCGTATACTAGCACGTAGTTGTTCTTTGCTTTCGTAAGCGCCAGCTGCCATAGGGTTGTCACCGCGATATGGTTTGCCACTGAAGCTTTTCTTAGGCTTGTTTAGATCATTCCCGTCCGGGATAGCAGCGTCAATACCTGCATATTCTGTCTCTGATCCGTTTAGTGAATTACCAAATGCTTCTTCTTTGTCTTTTTTCTTTTCCATGTCATGATCATCCATGTCATGGTCACCGTCGTCGTCTTGATCTAGAGTTTTGATCAAGGGTTTTTCATCTGCGTGATCTTTTTCGTGTGCATCAAGATCTCCGCTGTTATCATAATCGCTGTCCATGTCTGGCAGCATTTTCAATGGAGGTAGTCCGCCCATAGGCTTGTCCATAGGTTCGATGCTGATAGAATTCATCGGTGCTGGCTGATTAATCATGTCTGGATTAACTTTGGTCATCAGCTTCATTAGTTCTTCGATGTTGTCCATGCCTTGTGCATTGAGATTTAAACTCATGCTTGGTGGCGGTGTGTCTGGTTTCTCTGGCATCGATGGCATGCTCATTGGCATAGGTGAGTCACCACAGGCTTCTGTGGCGGGCCTGTCTAATTCCTGCATCTTTGCCATTAGTTCTTGAAAGTTCATAGTTAATTTCCTTTGCGTGGATCTTGTTTGCCAGCAGTTGACATTGGACTCATAGATCCAGCTTTGTCTGTTTTTTGCTTGGGTATTTTATATTCAGCAGCAAATCCATCTTTGGTTCTCTGCTTGGCTGTTTTGCTTAAATCTTTAAGAAACCCTTTGTTAAAATCATCACCAAAATAATCTTTGTGTTTGATTTTTCCTGTGCCTTTGTCTAAATCTTGTTCATCCAACATGGCTTCACCGCTGGGTTCATCGTCCAGTAATACCTGATCTGCTTCTGTAGGCTCGCCACTGTTTCTAACACGGAAACAATCTTCATCAATGCCCATGGCTTTGACATGAGTAGCAATTTCAGGCGGTGTTGTAGGATATTCGCAGATCACTTCATATATAGTAACCTGCATGTTTTCTTTGCCTGGAAAATCTAAGGGCAATTTTTGTATAGGTGTTGTTGACAGCTTTTCAAAGGTCATAACCTTGCAGCTGTCCAGGCGTGACTTTAGTGCTTCTTGGAATTTTTCAGGAACATCGCCCGCAACTTTGATCTTAAAGCTGTAAATTTTTTTGTTTTCGACGAGATATTCTTTAAAAGTTTTCATATGAGTATTTATGCTTTTCCGCTTAATTTTTTCAGCAGTTCGTTGCGATCGGTGATCACATAGCCCTGTCCATTTATCACGTTGTTGGGATCTACCCCAGCATCGTTGTCTATTTTTAGTTTTTTCAGCTGTAGATCTACAGCTTTGAGTTTCTTTTCTATCTTGTTGCTTTTGGCAGTGATAGCATTGCCCATCATTGAGCTAGCTACTTCAAATATCCTACCCGAATATCTCACTTCCACGTTCATACCAAGGTCCATGAGATCGTCGTAGGCTTGTTCTGCTTTTTTGGCAAGATTGTCTAGTTCTTGCTCATCAAGATTTTCTAGTTCTTGTATATGTGGCAGTGTTTGCACGATCTTTTGCACTGCTTGATACTGATCATCGAGACTGTTAATTTCTTCATGCACAGGCGGTGGTGGTGCTGTAGGCTCGGCTTGAGATTCTAAATCAAATAGTTCTTCTAATTTTTTCGTCATATCATACTTATCTGTGTTTTAACCCAGTCTCTATATTCTACAGTTTTAAATTCTATATCTTTATTCACATACCAGGTTTCAAAATGACATTCACCTGTCCAAGATTTTCTTCTTCTAATAGCAAACACATTATTTACTGCAACTTTGTATCCTTTGCTATCTAGATATTCTTTTGCAGAATTACATGTTTCCAAAAATCCTTTTTCTTCTCGCCAATAATCGTCATGTTCAAAAGTTATACAGTCAAAAACAATACCCTGATTGATTACATTTTTAAGTGCCTGCAATGTTAATTCTGGAGGATTAATGTCACAACTCAAATATCCTATTCGATCTTTTAAATTATACTTGTAATTAACTGCGTCTGTATAATAGCAAGAATTACCCCTGATGTTAGACCAGTCTGCTTTAAAATCTGCATTAAGTTCTAAACTAATACCCGACCAGCCCTGTTTTTCTAACAAAAACGTATTACTCAGTTTTATAGGATCTGCTGCACCAATTTCTACATATGATTTGTGATTGCAAATTTGAAGCGCAAAGATATCTTGACCAACCTGTGAATAATGCATCATTTTCTTTTTGATCCTTGATGGAAAATATCACCTTCATTGACCACCCTGAATCTAAGGCCCTGCTGTTTGCACCAAGCTGTGGCAGCTTCCCATTTGGCCATGTTTTTAATATATTGCTCTTGGTTGTATCGGCTTTTGCCCACCGACTCTCTTAGTGTTTGACTCTGCGGTTTTACTTCAACAACTTCTGCATGTTTCTTACCAGTTTTGTCCTTGTAGACCACAAAGAAATCAGGCACATATATTGTGTATTTGCCCGTCAAGGGATCTCTATACGGTATCTGTATGCTTTCGCTGGCCCAATTTTCTACACCTTGATGCTCATCCAACATGCGCATGAACACAAATTCCCATGAACTACGAGCCAATGGTATTTTCTTGCCGACATACTTGTCGGGATTTTTCATTTCAAATCGTCCCTGTGCAAATTTAGACATTAGGCAGCGATATTTCTAGTCTTATTGTTATCGACGTTTTGAGTTCTATATCCCAATATAGATGTAGGCACGCGATTGTTGTTAAGTATTTCTGCAACTATCTGGCTCAATGAAACTCCTGGAAAATTCTTTAGTGTATCTAAGATTTGAAAAATAGGTGTATTGTCGAGCTTGGCCTGTCTTAGTACCACTGCTGCAGAAGTTGAGGCAGCATCAAGATCAAATCCAGCCTGTTGAAAAAAGCTCACTGCGGCAGAGACATCGTTGGAGGGAAACTCTAGAGCAGATTCGCCATAGTTTTCAAAATACAATTTGGTAGCAGCGGCGCTGTCTTCAATGGTCTGTGATGGTAAGTTTGTAGCCATGGTTAATTACCTGTGATATTGCGTTGTCTAGCATTAGTAGTAGCTTCTGTTGTAGCACTTTTAGGAAACACAGTTCCGACAACTCCGCTGACCTTATCAATTGCTGTTGAAATATTTCCTGGGTTACTTAGTATGTTAATGGCTTCGCTAGCCAATTGCTCTTTGCTGAGATTATTGAAATTTTTGTAGGTGTTAAAAGTTTTGGCCAAGGTGCCTATAAAACCTCCGGGCGTGTTAAAGGCAGCGCCTGTTCCAACATCACCAAAAATCTGTTCAAGCCCATCTAGCACACCACCCTCGCCCGTTAGTGTGGCAACACCTCCACCTGCCACACTCAGTGGACTTGGCACAGTGTCATAATGCAAGGTTGCAAATCCTTTAGGTGTTCCCACAGACACATTGCCTGTGCTGTATCGCACCGCTTCGTATTCCAAGGTCATGGTGCTTTCGTTGAATTCGCTGGCAGAGTAATCCATACCGCCATGGCTCCATGATTTGATTCGGGGGTTTACTAATGTGTAACCGACAAATCGTCTACGACTCATGGTATAGATAGTTACAGATTTAAAAAAATCCACACTCTTGTCATTGTCTAGGCCATATCGAAAATTGTCTTTGTTAGTACCAGTGGCTCTATAATGATTGGATTCGTAGGCAGCGTTGGGATTATGCCTATCGCCGATGTAGTAGCCATAATACAAAGCCCACATGGCACTTATAACATTGTTGCTGTCATCGTGCATGTTGATGTTTACTGGATCATAATTTATCTGTTTATATACGATCTTTTTTCGATTGTATTGATTCTTTATTACAGAATCAAAATTAAATTTCGGAAGATCGGCACTCTTGACCAATAACCCTGCTTCGTTCTTGTGTTTGGCACTGAATGGTGACATGCCTCGCACTGAATTATCCATTTCGAAATATACATAAAACAGGAATTTGGTTTTTGGGCTTAATCGTAGATTGTTGTCAATAAACAATCTAGTAGCGTGGCGATAATTACTCATTTGACCTTTGGGTTTGGTCACACCCTCAATCAAGCCGGAACCGAATTCTGATAGATATCTTGTGAATTTATTTGCCATACAAATATTTATGCCACAAAAAAAGCCCGATTTTTAGTCGGGCTTTTTGAGCTAATATTACTATTAACCTTGTGCTGTAGAAGCGCCTGTAGTAGCTGCACCAATAGTTCTTCCTACTGCTGCGCCAATACCACCTATTGGGCTTACTGCTGCCGCACCAGCTGCAAACTGTGATAGATTATCGTAAACAATCGACAATGCTACAGTCATATGCTCATTGGTGCTGTAGTTTGCATCACCGTAGTCTGCATTTTGAATGAAACATCCATATAGTTCAAATGTTTCTAAAGTGCTCGGCACTAACAATCCGTTGCCCCCGTCAAGAACTTCTATGCGTGTGGTAAATTTGTAGTCAATACCTGAACGTGCTGAAGCCTGTTCCATGAAGTCAAACTGTTTCTGGATCTGCTGTCCTACCATTTTCTGAACTTGACCACTAGCATCATCACGCAATGTTAATGTAATTGGTTCTAATGTGTGTCTGCCAGCCAATTTAACTTTGGAGTTATAGACATCCAGCGTCATTTCTTCAAACGCCACTTTGGGTCTAGTAACATCTTGCACCTGTTTGGTAAGTTCAGTGGCTGCGGTAACTCCAAATCCCAACAGTGTAACTCTGAAGCGATATTTTAATTTTGGCATCAACAGCACTTGAGTGCTGCCAGCTGCGTTGGTAGTTGGAATACCAATGTTATTAAGCGATGTAATTGCCATTTTTAAATTTCTCCTGTGTTCTTGATACGCAATGGAATGTAAATGAACTCAATGGCTTTCACTGGCTCTATGGCGATATCAACATAAAGTTCGTTGCGATCGATACGAGACGGAGTATTATTGCTTTCATCACACACAACCGCAAAGTCGTAGATTGCTCTCAAGCCTACCAATTCCAACAATAGGCTTTCTGCCGCTTGTTTGATTTCATCTCTGGTAATCTTGTCGTTGGGTTCGAACAAATATGGACGAGCCAACTTGTTCAACTGGCTACGTAGATATACTACCAATCGTGCTACGTTGATACGATCTAGTGCTGATGCATTTCTTGCACGAGTCTTTTGACCGTAAGCCACAAGTCCTACTCCGTTGAAGAATGGAATTGGATTGACCTTTAATTCATATAGTGTATCACGTTGGCCTTCGTTGAGTGCTACAGTTTGGAACTCACCTGTGGCAGCATCAATATAACCCACTGCTGTGGCATTTGTAATACCGCCACGACGTGTTCCTGCTGGTGCAAACCATGGGAAGCTGACATTATCGCTGAGTGCGATAGTCTTCAGCATCATGTGACTTGCTGGAACCACTGCATTAGAACCACTTAGGTCAGTGGTAAATCCATTTGGATAGTATGTAGCCAAGTATTCATCATAGGTTACAATGCCGTCATCGCCGTTGTCTGTGACTAATTCTGCATTAGTTCCCCAGTTGTTCAATGATGTAGCATCTGCAGGCAATCTCAATGGAGTATCACCTATGACAAATGCTGTGATACCTCTGTCAATGTTAAGATTAACTAGATTGCTCATTGTTTCTGGATATCCTGGGCAAGCTATGATGTTGAAGTTTCTGCGTTCTTCATCACGGATCTCTTGACTTGTGTCAATCACCGACTTCAAGGCCTGTGTAACTACCTTGCGTTGTGCTTTGCGACCAAAACTGCCTGATCCGTCTTCGTTGTTGCCTGACGCTGTAACCCAACGATCTGGATAGTAGCTTTCCATAGTTTGGCCTGAACCGCTAACAAATGGGTCACCGTTATTAGTACCGCCAGATTGGCTTGTGCGTGGATTATCTGTAGCAGTATCAATATAGTTGTTGCGATATTGCTTAACGTTGCCGCCGCTACGTCTTAGATTCCACAGCAACATACCTTTTGGATATAGTGCTGGATCTGGAGCATCTGGGTCTAGGAAGTTGTTGGTAATCAAGTCGGCAATGTCATCACTAGGTGCTGTAGTAGCTGTACCACCACTTGTACCTTGACGAGCATCTGCAAACAGCACACCTTCTTCTGTGGTTTGATCTGTCTTATCAACCAATTCCCAACGCAGTGTAACATCACCGATGTCGGTCAAATTGCTGTTGTATCTATAAATTGTTGGGAAGTTTTCTAGATCAGCTGTGCTGATCCACAAATCACCTGTGACAGTAACGCCTGACACATATGGATTGCTGGCAGCTACTATTGGTAAGTAACCGGTTCTCTTTGTCAACGCTGTGTCGTCAGTTTGATTAAAATATGGTGCTGTGCTGTGTCTATATCCCACCCATGTGTTGCCATTATGAACCATAATGTCAACATCAGCAAAGTTAGGATTGTACCATAGTTGTTGATCTGCTGCTTCATTCAATGGAGCATCTGGACTGGCTGAGAATCTTGGATCTTGTGCGGCTAACGGCTGATAACCTGAAGCTAGATAGTCTTGTGCAGCACCTGCAGCAAGATCTTCTGCGCCTGCAGCACCACTACCCAATGAAATATTGTAGAAGTTTTCTGTGCCAGCTCTGGTCTTGATGTTGTATGGAGTGAATAGAGTCGACAATGGATTACCTGTGCTGTCTGTGAGTCTAAAATCGCCACCGTCATTGTGAGTAATTACCAATCTGCTCTGTGTTAGGGTAATCTGCACCACAGAGGCTTCGATGTTTGTGAAGCCGGCTGCGTTGATAGCAGCAGCAAACTTGTCTGCATCGCTGTTGTCGCCTGTAGGCGCATTTCCCGCGGCTGTTGACAAAGTAATGGTTTTGGCAGCATCTAGAGCCAACTGTCCTACTATGCTTTCAGCCAAGGTAAATGTTCTAGTAGAAGCAGCGGTAAAGGTTCCACTTTTGATAATGTTGGATGTAATGCTGGTGCCCTGACCTATACCTATATGTCTATACCACATACGGAATTCAGCTGTGTCTGGAGTTGCGTCAAATCCACTGTGTTCTTGTGCATTGCTCTGTACAAACACTGTATCTGCTGAGATGTTAGCACCACCTCCACTGCGATCTAGATAGTAAAGTGCAGCATTGGTAGATGCATATATAGGAGCTTCTGATGCTACCCACGATAATGTAGCTGAACTCCACTGCTTGGCTCTCCATCTAGCGCCGTTGTTTGGCTCTGTGGTTTTAATCCATACAGACCCTGTAGCATATCCCTGCAATGAGGTTGGGTTATCACTGCGCTTGTAAGTCGGCACATCTGTGTGCGGTGATTGTTGCAGTTTAGGGCTGAGGTATAATCCGGTGTCAATGCCAATGGTGCTCCAGCTTGCTGTGCCATTTTCTAACTTTATCTGTCCATCAGCAGACAATGCACTGTCTCCAACTTCAACATTAGTGTTTTCTCCTAATGATCTACCATCGGAATAGATGTATAACTTATTACCCAACATCTTTGCTGTTACACCCACGATACCGGGTGAATTGATGTTGTTTGCGATTTGTGTTAAAGTTCCTGCAGTAATTTGTTGGGCGTTAACGAATAAAGTGCCCGACAGTGTTCCCGAGTATGTGTTACTTACTGCTACTGGCCAGCTGGCTTTCCACGCATTGGAACCTATCAATACCCATTCGCCTGCATCAACTGGTGTGCCGCCGGCACTTACCCCGCCATTGCCTGGAGACTTGTAATATATTCTTGCCAAGTCATTTGCAGTTGTATATGCAGCAGCTTCACCTACAGTTTGAAATACTACTGCATAATCTCCGATCTGTCCTACAGATGTTTTAGGAGCATTGTTTTCAATTTTAGAAGGACTGTCTGCATCTGTTAGCACTAACGGTACTTTGTTAGTAAATTTCTGTCCGCCGGCTGTTGATGCTGCGGCACTGTTCCACTCTTGGATACCCCAAGTTGTGGCCTGTGTGTCCATCCACCATTTGCCGTTTACAGGGTTCGCTCCCGGGGCATCTACTTCTGCTGCGAGTTGGTCTAGATCTACATCAGCTCGAACAATAAATGCCGCGTTGCTTACACCTAGCAAACTATAGGCTGCTAATAGTCCATATTCGTTGCGCTCTGAACCATGGATAGGAGTTGAACTCGCTGTCTGTTCAAAGAACGGAATCCCAAAAAGATCTGTGAGATCTCTCTGACTCGTAATTTTAAATGCCTTGCCAGCATTTGCTTTGGTTGTTGCTGAAGCTGTGTTTGTTCCAGCTCCGTTTGTTTTATCTTGGGCTGTAGCTACGACAATAAGAGGGACCGTACCAGGTTCTGCTGGTGTATAAAAACTCTCGTCGATTACCGTAACTTGTACGCCTGGTGATG